TAAGAAAGACATTCAATTAGAAATTGATGGAGATCTTTTAAAAATTATTTATGATAAACCTAATGACGACGAGTTTGATTATAGTGGCTACATCTATAAGGGATTAGCTAAGCGATCTTTTAACTTAGGTTATAAAGTAGCAGCAAAATTTGAACTTGAAAGTTTAACAGCAGAAATGAAGAATGGCTTACTTCATATTTTTATTCCAATTGCCGAATCTAAAAAGCCAAAATCAATTAAAATTAAGTAATAAGTTTTATTAAAAAGGCGTGTCCTAGCGCAATATTGTTCGTATATTATGGACAAATAAAAAAGTTATATATGGCAGAAACTAAATTACCCAAAAAGAGGAAATCGATTCAAACAATTCGAGATCCTAGATTAGATCCTTATTTTATTACTAAGGATGAGTATAGTTATACTATAAAACAAACAATTACCTCGGATGCAACCCATTTTAGAAGTAAAGGTAAAAGTAAAACTTATGAAAAATCTTTATATTACCATTCAAGCATGGGTGAAGCCCTAAATAAGATTTCCCAACTACAATGTGATAGACAGGATTATAATGATTTAGATAATTTTCTTACAGAGTACAAAAAGGTAGCTGAGAAAATTAAATCTTATACTGATGAATATAATAAAATCCACAAACAATTAATTTATAAAAAATAATAAAATGAAAATTAAAGCAATTTACAATGCTGTTGTAGTAAAGCCTATTGAAGCTGAAGAAACAGTTTATGGTAACATTATCGTTCCTGATATGGGGAAAGATACAAATACATTTGGAGAGGTTCTTTCGGTAGGAGAAGGTAATTTTTCTTTTTCGGGGGTTAGAATCCCTACTCAATTAAAAGTTGGTGATAAAGTAGTATTACCTACTCAAGGATTTACAAAATTACCATTTGAAGGTGAAGAATATTTTGTAGGTCCTGAAAATCAAGTATTAGCTGTAATTGAAGAATCAGTTGATTTAGAAGAAGTAGTAGCTAACACAGAAGTATCAGAAGAAGATTTAAAAAACATTATAAAACATTAATATGGAGAATCAAATAAATTTTGGCAAAGATGCTAGAACAAAATTAAAAGTTGGGATTGATAAATTAGCTGATGCTGTAGTATCAACTTTAGGTCCTAATGGGAGAAATGTTGTAATTTATAGAGGAGCAGGACAATCCCCTCAATCTACTAAAGATGGAGTAACAGTAGCAAGTTCTTTTGCATTAAGCGACCCAAGTGAGGAATTAGGTGTTTTACTTATCAAACAAGCAGCAGTTAAAACAGCTGAAAAAGCTGGAGATGGTACAACAACATCTACTCTCTTAGCTCGTGAGATGATCAACCAAGGACTTGCAGCATTAGATAATGGAGAAAATGCAGTTCAAATTAAAAGAGATATTGATACAGCTGTTAAACAAATAATTGAAACCCTCAGAGGTAATATATCTGAAGACATTTCAGGGGACCAACAATTAGAACAGGTAGCAAGTATATCTTCCAATAATGATATTGAAGTAGGTAAATTAATTGCTCAGGCAATAGACAAAGTAGGATTAGAAGGTGTAGTCCATATTGAAGAATCTAAAACAGGAGAAACGTTTTTAGAAACAGTAGAAGGAATGCAATTTGATAGGGGTTATAAATCTCCTTATTTTGTTACAGATAATAATACAATGTCTGCTAATTTAGAAAATCCTGCGATATTAATCCTAGATCAAAGACTTAATACGGTTAAAGAATTACTACCTATTTTAGAGGCAGTATCAGCTCAAGGTAAATCATTATTAATCATTGCCGAAGATATTGATAATGAAGCATTAGCAACTCTTATTGTAAATAAAATGAGAGGAACAGTTAATGTTTGTGCTGTTAAATCCCCAGATTTTGGAGAAAGGCGTAAATTAGTTCTTGAAGATATTGCTACCACTACAGGTGGAGTTGTATTTAGTAAAGATAAAGGTATGAAACTTGATAAGTTTAGTTGGGATTGGTTTGGTGAAGCTAGAAAAGTTACTATAACTAAAGATCAAACAACTATTGTAGATGGTAAAGGAGAAGTAGATGCTATTGAAAAAAGAATAGAGGAATTAACAACTCAAATAGATAAATCTACAACACCCTATGAAAAAGAACAGTTACAAAATAGACTAGCAAAATTTGTAGGTGGGGTAGCAATTGTCCATGTAGGTGGGAATACTGAAACTGAAATGTTAGAAAAGAAAGATAGAGTTGATGATGCATTACATGCAACTAAAGCTGCTATTGAAGAAGGAATTGTTCCTGGAGGAGGAGCTGCATTATTGTATGCTAGAGAATCTATTAACAATTGTAACATTGGGGCAAGCATTGTTTATAAAGCATGTGGTAAACCATTTGAACAAATATTAATAAACGCTGGTCATGATTCAGTTGAAGCCCAAATGTTAGGTAAATACCAACTAGTAGATTCAGGAAATGATACATGGGCAGGTTATGACCTTAAAAAGGAGAAAGTAGTTAACATGAAAGAATCAGGGATAATTGATCCCACTAAAGTAACTAGATTAGCATTAGAAAATGCAGCCTCAGTTGCAGGAACAGTATTATTAACTGAATGTACTTTGACCCAAGATAAATCATCAGATTCTAACAAAATGGATCAGGTAATGGGGCATGCACAACAGGGAATGATGTAATAATAATAAATAAATAAAAATAAAAAAAAATGACAAAACAAGAAATTTTTGAGATTATTGAAGAAAACTACAATATCTTAGCAGCAGAGAATAGTGGAACAACAAAAGCTAGTCAAGCGAGAGCTAGAAAAGCAGCCCAAGCTATTAAAAGGGTAATTACAGATTATAAAAAAGCATCTGTAGCAGAATCTAAATAATCTAAGTGGGGGAGCTTGTCTCCCCCATTTAATTTTCGTATATTATTATTATTATGGAAAAACAAACAACAATAGAAGAAACTAATATTACTATTGCAAGGAGGGTTCCTCCTGGTGATAAATGGAGATTAGTTGCTAATGAACCTGAAGGTCCTGTACATAAAACTTTAACAGATACGTTAGAAGCTTATATGGTTAAAACTGGATTTAGGGGTGAATATAGATTAGCACCATTAAAAGGAGAATTATATGCTATTTCAACTAAAGAATTAGAAATAGAAGAACCAGTAGAACAAAAATTTAGCATTTATGGTGAATACTAAAGAAAATAGTTTACTTAATGAGAAATACCGTCCTATAACACTTGATAAGTTTGTAGGAAACGAAAATTTAAAAAAATCATTATCCAAATATTTGGAACAAAATGATATTTTAAATCTTATCTTTTATGGTCCAAGTGGAACTGGAAAAACTACATTAGCTAAACTTATTGTCAATAACCTTGAATGCGATTATCTTTATATTAATGCTTCAGATGAAAGAGGTATTGAAACTATTAGAGATAAAGTTCAGGGGTTTGCAAGTACAATTTCATTTGAACCCATTAAAGTGGTTATTTTAGATGAAGCTGATTTTCTTACTATACAGGCGCAAGCTTCACTTCGTAATATCATCGAAACTTTTTCCCGTACAACAAGGTTTATTATGACTTGTAATTTTATAGAACGTATCATTGATCCTCTACAATCTAGATGTCAAGTACTTAAAATTGTACCTCCAACTAAGAAAGATGTTGCTAAACATTTACATTGGATTTGTAATGAAGAATCAATTACCCATGAAATAAATGATTTAGTACCTTTAGTTAATCAATATTACCCTGATTTACGTAAGTGTATTAACACTATACAATTATCAACTGTAGACGGTGGTGCAAATGATTTATATCTTAAACTAGACCAATCAATATTAGTATCATCTAATTATATAGATAAAGTAATTAAAGCATTATCAAATAAATCTAAATTTAATGATATTCGTCAAATTATAGCTGATGCTAATGTAAATGATTTCGATGAGTTATTTAAATTATTATATGAAAGAGCATCTGATTACTTACCAGGTAAAGAAGGAACAGCATCTATTTTAATAAATGAACACCAATATAAAGCAAACTTCCGTATTGACAAGGAAATAAATATAATGTCATTAATTCAACAAATATTAAATAATAAATAATTATGCAACAACAAGCACCACCACAACCACAAATTGATTTAAAAAGCACTACTGCTATTACTAATTCAGAAGGAAAAAGTTTATTCCAATCAGGAGTTATTTTAAGAAAAATTTCTAAATTCGTAGCAGGAACAGATAATGATGCTATTATGCCTATCCCTGTATTTTTTGATCCTACTAATGGTAAGATTGTAAAAGATGGTTTACCTCTAGAACTTAGAGAAGAACTTAAAGATGAAATTTGTTAAATGGAAAATATCTTTGATTGGTTAAAAGCAATTAATAATACTAAACCTCCTGTTGAATCTTTTACAAGTAAAGATTGGGAGGTTTGGAATAGTTATATGATTCATAGATTCATCTCAATGAACCCTGACTATATTGAAATTGTTAATTATGTTCAAGATTTACCACCACAAGAAAAAAGAATAATTTATAATGTATATAAAGAATTTATACCTAAAAATAATAAGTGGAATAAATATATCAAATCAAAAACTAAAGAACCAAACAAAGAATTAATTGACCATTTAAGGGATTACTTAAAATGTTCAAGTAAAGAAGCAAAAGAAGCAATTACTTTGTTGGATAACACAAAAATAAGTCGTATATTATCCAATAGAGGATTAGAAACTAAAGAAATTAAAAAAATATTAAAATGAGCAAATTAGTAAATATGTTACGTACATCTGCAGAAGCAGATAAAGCAAAAGCACTATTATCCCTTGAATTATTAAATAATAAACCAGTTGGTATTGGGGACCATTCAACCGGAGATTTTTATAAAAATGCCGAAGAAGCACTTATTATGTTAGTTGATGCTGATGATAGATTAGGGGCATTAGACAAATATTTTAATACCAAAGGATTGCTAAATGGGTAGTTCCGTAACAAAATATTTAGAGGAAAATGTAGGCCATTTTGGTAATAAAACTAAATCACTAAAAAAACTTATGAGCGACAGAGAAATTATGGATGGAAAATATCCAAGCAAAAAGATCAAAGAATTTATAGATGATGAAACAAATCAAATCATAACTCTTTTTGAAGAAGAATATCCAGCATTAGCAGAAGAATTTCAAAACATACAAGATGAAATGTACGAAATGTTTGCTCGTAAACACATGGATTATGGATTAAATAACATAGCATTAGGTGGAGATATCGTTAATAATAGCGATGATAAAAAATTCTCACTAACTGGGTTAGCTATTAGATTAACGGATAAAATATCGCGTTTAAGAAATTTAATGGTTAATGGTAAAAATTATGTTAAAGGTGAAGGTATGGAAGATACTTTCATAGACGTTGCTAATTATGGTATAATCGGTCTTTTAGTAGGTCGTGATAAATGGAAAAAATAGTTTGGCTAAAAAACTCCCAAAAATAGTAAAGGAAATTAGAAATAATCCTCCTCCACCTGTTAATTATGCATATCAAAAGAATATATCATTCTCACAGATGTCTATTTTTAGAGGGTGCTCCTACAGATGGAAACTTCAGTATAAAGATAAAATTAAAAGATTTACATCTTCTATACATACTGTTTTTGGAACAGCCATACATGAAGTAATTCAACATTATTTGGATTATGCTTATGATAAATCATTTGCTGCCGCTGATAGAGATATTGATATGGAAGACCACTTTCAAAATACTTTTATATCTGAATACCAATCCCAATATAGAAGAAATAATAATGAACATTTTTCTTCTGCGTCTGAAATGAGAGAATTTTTTGATGATGGTATGGGAATTTTAAATTGGTTTAAAAAGAAAAGAAGTGGATATTTTAGTAAAAAAGGATATTTTTTAGTTGGTTGTGAAATACCTATTACTCTTGCCCCAAATAAAATGTTAAACAACATATTATATACAGGGTATCTTGATATTGTTATGTATCATGAAGCAACAGATACCTTCAAAATTATAGACATAAAAACCAGCACACGAGGGTGGAGAGATCAAGATAAGAAAAATGAAGATAAACAATTTCAATTATTATTATACAAACAATACTTTTCAGAACAATATGGTATACCTTTAGATAAAATTGAAATTGAATTTTTTATTGTAAAAAGAAAAGTATTAGATTGGGATGATGAAAAATTAATGTCACCCCATCAAGCATATAGAGTACAAACATTTACACCACCTAGTGGGAAAATTAAATTAGGTAGAGCAAAGAAAGCAATTAATGATTTTATTAATGAATGTTTTAACTCTAGTGGAAAAATTAAAGACAAAGATTACCCAAAGTCACCCTCTAAATGGAATTGTAATTTTTGTCCTTATAAAGAAGATAAAGAGAATTGTGGTGAGGGTATAATTTACTAGAATCCTCATATATGTATATAAAATAATGTTATTAAAATAAAAATTATGGCTAATAAAGCAAAAATGACACTTACTAGTGTTAAAGTCCAAAGTGATCTATTTGAAAATTTTAAAATTGAATGTGTAAAACGAAAGTTTAGTTTCCAAAAACTTGCAGACCGAGCAATTTATCTATATCTTACAGATGAAGATTTTAGAAGAAAAATTACAAATCAAACTAACCTTGAACTATAAATTAAAAAAATGAATAAAAGTTTTAAAATAATTCCAAAAGACCAACGTAAAAAAATAATGTTAGTCTGTGATGATATTAGAGTACATTCTGGAGTTGCTACAATTGCTAAAGAAATTGTAATTTCAACATCACATCATTTTAACTGGATTAATGTTGCAGGAGCAATTAACCACCCAGAAAAGGGTAAAAGATTAGATATCTCCTCAGAAACAAATAAATTAGCAGGTATAGAAGATTCTTCCGTGTTTTTATATTGTGTTGATGGGTATGGTAATTCCCAAGATATAATGAATGTGATTAACATGGAAAAACCAGATGCTGTAATGTTATTTACAGACCCAAGATATTTTACTCATATTTTTGATATGGAAGATCAAATTAGAAAAGTATGTCCTATAGCATATTTAAATATTTGGGATGACTATCCTGCACCTAAGTATAACCAATCTTATTATGAATCATGTGATCTATTAATGGCTATTTCTAAACAAACCAAAAATATAAATGAATTAGTACTAAAAGATTGTAATAATAAAAATAGAATATTTAGATACATACCACATGGTTTAAATCATAATGATTATTTCCCTATCAGTAAGGGTCATGAATTATATGATGAAATGATGGATTTTAGAAAAAAACAAGTGGGGACAGAAGAAGAAGTTGATTTTATCTTATTCTTTAATTCTAGAAATATTCGTAGAAAACAAATCCCGGATGCAATGGTAGCTTTTAGAGCCCATTTAGATTCTCTCCCTTTAGAAAAAGCATTAAAGTGTAGATTTATATTACATACTGAAATAGTTTCTCAACATGGTACAGATTTAAATAAAATTGCTGAATACTTTTTTGGAGAAAAATATGAAGATTGTATTATATTTTCTACCAACAAACTTGATAGAAAAGGATTAAATTTCTTATATAATATAGCAGATGCCCAAGTATTATTAACTTCAAATGAAGGGTGGGGTTTAACCCTAACAGAAGCTATGTTAGCAGGTACACCAATTATAGCTAATGTAACAGGTGGAATGCAGGACCAAATGAGATTTGAAGATGAAAATGGTAAATGGTTTGAACCATCACCTGAAATCCCTTCCAATCATAGAGGTACATATAAAAAACATGGTGAATGGGCTTTTCCAGTATACCCAACCTCTAGATCAATCCAAGGTTCACCCCCAACTCCTTACATTTATGATGATAGATGTAGATGGGAAGATGCAGCTAAAAGGTATACTGAAATATATAATTTAAGTAGAGAAGAACGTAAAGCTAAAGGATTAAAAGGTAGAGAATGGGCTTTAAGTGATGAAGCTGGATTTACAGCTGAAAGGCAAGCTGAAAGAGTAATAGAAGCTTTTGATGCTTTATTTAAAGTATGGAAACCAAGAGAGGATTATGAAATAATTAATACTACTGAACAAAAAGGAAAATATTTAAACCATAAATTAGTATACTAATGAATAAACAAAGTTTTGTAATAAGTTGCCCGTTTGACACTTATAGTGGTTATGGGGCTAGATCAAGGGATTTAATAAAAGCTATTATTGAATTAGATAAATATGATATTAAACTCTTACCTCAAAGATGGGGAAATACACCTACTAACTTCTGTGAAAACCACCCAGAATGGCAATTCTTATGGGATTATTCAATCCAACAATTAACAGCAAAACCTGATATTTGGATGCAAATTACTATTCCTAGTGAATTTCAAGCTATAGGTATTTATAATATTGGGTGTACAGCAGGTATTGAAAGTACAGGATGTGATCCTGGGTGGATAGAGGGTTTAAACAAAATGAATATGAATTGGGTTTCATCAAACCATAGTAAAGGAGTGTTTGAAAATTTTTCACAAGAAGTAAAACACCCCCAAACAAAACAAATAATGGGTACATTAAAATTAGAAAAACCTATCCATGTTGTATTTGAAGGTGTAGATTTAGATGTGTATAAACATTTAAAACCTAATGAAGTAAAATTTGATTTAAAAGAGATAAAGGAATCTTTTTGTTATTTATTCGTAGGACATTGGATTGGTGGTAGTTTAGGTCAAGATAGAAAAAATGTTGGTCTTACAATAAAATACTTTTTTGATGCCTTCAAAAATACCAAAAACCCTCCAGCCTTAATACTTAAAGCTTCCACTGGGAGAAATAGTTATATAGGTAGAGAGGCAATTTTAGATAAAATTCAATCTATTAAAAAACAATTTTATAAAAAGGATAAATTACCTAATGTGTATTTATTAAATGGTAACCTTTCAGATACCCAAATGAATGAGTTATATAATCACCCTAAAGTTAAAGCTATGGTTAGTTTAACTAGAGGTGAAGGGTATGGAAGACCATTAGCTGAATTTTGTTTATCTAAAAAACCCTTAATAGTAACCAAATGGTCGGGTCATATGGATTTTATTGATCCTGAATTTTCTGTGATGGTAGATGGAGGGCTAGATAATGTTCATGAATCAGCTGCCAATAAATGGTTACTTAAAGAAACAAAATGGTTTCAAGCTAATACCAAACAAGCTATAGATGCATATAAAAATGTAAATAAAAATTATAAAAAATATATTGTTGGTGGGAAAAAACAAGGGTTTAAAATTAAATCTGAATTTAATTATGAATCAATGAAGGAATTAATAAGTAAAAAACTTGAATTAGTGCCTGAAGCACCTAAACAAATAAAATTAAATTTACCAAAAATGTCAATACCTAAATTATAAAATATGCAATACGACGAAATTATACAATGTCCTAAATCAGGTGGCGATCTATGTTATAAGATAGAAGTAAGTAAAGATATTACTAACTTTTACAGTTTATCTTGTGGGTTTTGGAGTAATACTTTAATGAAACCCGATAATGATTTTTATAAAGAACAATTCGAATTACTCCCAGAAATTTATAAAGATTTAGCTTGGACTGATGAAGAAACAGGTTTAATATGGCTCCCTAATAGTATAAATGTAGAAAACGGAATGGTTTTTGCTGAAGGGAATAGTAAAGAATCATGGCAGTGGGCTGCTGTTAAATCTATAGAATTAAGTGAGGAAGATCAAAAACAATATAAAACTAAAACTAAACCTGATATGACAACTATAAAACGTTTTAAAGAACGTGATTTTATGGAAGCACTTTCTTATATTGGGTTATTACCAGAATAAAATTATATGAAAATAAGTTACGGAATAACAGTTTGTAATGAGCACGAAGAGCTACAATATCTTATTGAGTTTCTCTTCCCTATTATAGACAAAGAAGATGAAATAGTAATTGTATATGATGAAAATAGGGTTACAGGTGAAGTATTAGATGTAATAGACCACCATCAGGATAAAGTAAGTGCTTTTCCATTTGACTTTCAACAGAATTTTTTAGAGAATAAAAACTATATGAACTCTGAATGTAAGGGTGATTATATATTCCAAATAGATGCTGATGAAATACCTTCTGAAGCTTTAGTAGTTAATTTGAAAGCTATTCTTACAGGTAATTCAGTTGATATACTTGTATGTCCTAGAGCCAATTCAGTAGAAGGTTTAACCCAAGAACATATTAATAAGTGGGGGTGGAGAGTTAATGAGAAAGGATATGTAAATTGGCCTGATCAACAAAAAAGAATTTATAAAAATGATCCATCTATTAAATGGGAAGGTCATCAAGTACATGGTATGATTGAGGGCTATAAAACATTTGCTGTTTTACCCTTAGAAGAAGATTATTGTATTTACCACAATAAACAAATTCAAAGACAAGAAGAACAGAATGCTAGATATTCTCAAATCCAACAACAATTAAATAAATAAATTATGATAAGTTTAATTATACCTTCATATAGAAACCCCCAATGTCTAGACTTATGCCTTAAATCTGTTTTAGAAAATCAAAAAAATAAAAATGAAATTATTGTAGCAGTAGATGGTTTTATTGAAGAAAGTCAAGAGGTATTAGATAAGTATAAAGAAAAGGTTAATATTATTGATTTAGGTCATAACCAAGGTATGCAACAAGCTCTTAATTTAGGAGTAATGAATGCTACTAATGAAAAGATTTGTATTATTAATGATGATAATGTATTATGTAAAGACTGGGATATAGCTATTGAAAATAATTTAAATAAAGATGAAATAATTACTATAAATCAGATAGAACCCTATGAAGGTATATTTAATTTCCCAGTAAAGAATTTTGGTACCCATCCTTCTGAATTTGATTATGAGAGTTTTGTTAAATATGAACCTACCATTCGAACAGATAAAATTAGTGAGGATGGTGGAATTTTTCCATTTGCTATGTGGAAAAAAGATTATATGATAGTAGGAGGTTTTGATACATTGTATCAATCCCCTTTTATATGTGATTGGGACTTTTTTCTTAAATTAGAACTTAATAATAAGACATTTAAAAGAATCCATAGTGCTCATTTTTATCATTTTGTAAGTATGGCTACTAAAAAAGGTAAAAGCAAAGAAGAAATGATAGCATCCGAAAACCCGGCAGCTCAAACATACAAATATAAATGGGGAATACCTCCTCAATTATTTAAAAATAATTCACATAATCCTAAAAATAATATAACTATAAAAGGTATTAAATTCAATTAATTATGATAATAGATTTAGAAAAACATATAAACAATATCCACCAACAACCTTCAGATATAAATGAACATATCCCTACGATTGTAGAATTAGCTCAAGAATGTGACCATATTACCGAAATGGGTTGTAGATGGGTAGTATCAACTTGGGCTTGGTTAGCGGGAATGCCAAAAGATGGTTTAGTTACTTATGATATATTAAACCCAATGCATTGGACAGGAGAACATGATGTTATTAAAGATGTAGAAGATACAGCAAAAGCCTATAATATCAACTTTAAATTTATAGAAGCGGATGTATGTGCTATTGAAATTGAAGAAACCGATTTGTTATTTATTGATACTTGGCACTGCTACGATCAATTAAAAGAAGAGTTAAGATTACATGCTAATAAATCTAGAAAATATATTTGTTTTCATGATACAACCACATTCGCCCATTCAGGAGAATCAAATAGTTCAGATCATAGGTGGGTTGGAAATTTAACTCCTAATAAAGGATTATGGGATGCTGTAACTGAATTTTTAGATGAAAATTCAGATGTATGGGAATTAAAGAAAAGATATACAAATAATAATGGGTTCACAATTATAGAACGTAAATGAGAATAATATACAGGATATCAGATTCAGGATATAATAAAGTTAAACCTAATTATATTAATAATGAAAATTGTTTAGCTAATGCTACTAAAGAATTTGATAATGCAATATGGAGTGTTATAGCAGATAATGTATCCGCGGATACTAATAATATGATTCAAAAATATGTAACACGTGATTGTATTTTATATACTGAAAAAGGTAATGGAGCAGCAACATTTAATATGGCATTAGATGAAGCTTTAATGTACGATGATGATGAAATTATTTATTTTATAGAAAATGATTACCTTCATAAACCTGGATCTCAAAAAATAATTCAAGAAGCATTTGAATTAGGAGCATCATTTGTCTCATTATATGACCACCCAGATAAATATATGATACCTGAAAAAGGTGGTAACCCATATTGTGAAGGAGGGGCTGAAGATACTAGGGTATATAAAACAGATTCCGTACATTGGAAAATAACAAATAGTACAACTATGACATTTGCATCTAAAGTTTCTACATTAAAAAAGGTAGAACCTATTTTAAGAAAGTGGACAGCAGGAGTTCATCCTGATGATTTTCAAATGTTTTTAGAATTAAGAAAAAACAATGAGTTATTATTAACACCAATACCTGGGTATTCAACCCATGGAGAAACAGCTTGGTTATCACCATTCACAGATTGGAAAAAAATACAAATTTGGAGCAAAGTATGAGTAAAAAAGTATTAATAACAGGAGTAGCAGGTTTATTAGGTAGTAGATTAGCAGATTGGATTATTAAAAACAAACCAGAATATAAGGTAGTAGGTATTGATGATTTAAGTGGTGGTTTTGAAGAAAACATTAACCCCAAAGTGGACTTTTGGCAAATGGATTTAGTAAACCACCCAATTGAAAATTGTTTTGAAGTAAATAAATTTGATTATGTTTTCCATTTTGCGGCATATGCTGCCGAAGGATTATCACCTTTTATACGTGGGTACAATTATGATAACAATCTAAAAGCAACAGCACGCATAGTCAATGAGTGTATAAAAACTGACGTTAAAAGATTGGTATTTACGTCTACATTAGCTGTATATGGTCATGGGGATGGTGGTATTTTTGATGAAAAACAACAACAAGCACCAATAGATCCTTATGGAGTAGCAAAATATGCTTGTGAAATGGATATCCAAATTGCTGGTGAACAACACGGACTAGATTGGTGCATAATTAGACCTCATAATGTTTATGGTATTAAACAAAATATTTGGGATAAATACAGAAATGTATTAGGTATTTGGATGTTTCAACATTTAAACAAACAACCCCTAACTATATTTGGTAACGGAGATCAAACCAGAGCATTCAGTTATATAGATGATTCATTAGAACCTCTATGGAATGCTGCTACCAAACCTGAAGCAAGTAGGGAGATAATTAACTTAGGAGGTACAGAAGAACATTCGATATTAAATGCTAGTGTTATCCTTAAAGAAATTATAGGTGAAGATACAGGTAAAAGACCTGAAACTATATTTTTAGAAGGTAGACATGAAGTAAAACACTCAATCCCAACTTACCAGAAGTCAGTTGATATATTAGATTTTAAACATACAACAAATTTAAAAGAAGGACTAACAGAAATGTGGGAATGGGCTAAACAACAACCTATGAGAGAACGTTTTGTATGGTCTAAATATGAATTAGATAAAGGAATTTACTCATTTTGGAAAAATAAATAATATGAAAATAGGAATTATAGGCCAAGGCTTTGTTGGTAATGCAATTTACCAAAAATTTAAAAATTATTATGATGTTAAAACCTTTGATATAAAGGGTATGATATATTGTAATAGCAGAAAAGAAGAAACAATGTTGTGTGATATTGTATTTGTTTGCTTACCAACTCCCATGGATCAAGATGGTAGTTGCCACACAGATATAGTTGAAGGAGCAGTTGCTGATATATCAAGCTTGAATAAAGGGAATATTGTAGTAATCAAATCAACAATTCCTCCGGGAACAGTAGCAAAATGGAACAAAAAATATGATAATCTAAATATAGCATTTAATCCGGAATTTTTAACTGAAGCTAATGCTGTATCTGATTTTGAAAATCAAACACGAGTTATCTTAGGTGGGCCTAGAAAAGCAACAACTAAATTAAAAACTATATACTCTAAAGTATTTCCAAAAGCGGCTATTGTTAAAACAGATTCAACCTATGCTGAAATGGTTAAATATGTTACTAATAGTTTTCTAGCAACTAAAGTATCATTTGCAAATGAAATGTACCAAATATGTAGTAAATTAGAAGTAGATTATGATAAAGTAATAGAGTATGCTACATATGATGAACGATTAGGTAAATCTCATTGGAATGTACCAGGACCAGATGGTGATTTTGGTTATGGTGGGCATTGTTTTCCAAAAGATGTTAAAGCATTAATTGATTTAGCCCATGATTTAAATGTATCTCCAAGAATACTAACAGCAGTTGATTGTAAAAACAATGATGTTAGAGAAAATAGAGATTGGGAAGGAATGAAAGGAAGAGCTGTGGTGTAAAGCTTGGTTTCCCTAATACTTATTCGTATATTCACCTAATAAATAAAAACTTACATGGAATATAAAATGATACCCTGCACCTCATGCGGTGAGGACATGCCTGAATTGAGATTAATTAAATATGGATATAATTTCTGTGTCAAATGTTCAGAATCTGGCAATATGATTAAACCCAAACATGGTGTACCTGTATTAATGGGGGAAGGCGACCATACTTGGGTAGAAACTGTAATTATGGATGATGACCAATACCAATCATATAAAAACCATAAAAAGGCAGAAAGAAATTTAAAGAAAAATAATAAGGCTGAGATGAGAAATATGGATAAAGAAGATAAAAATCTTTATGGTCCTGTTACTATAATTGACCCTAAAAAATAATAATGCCCAAAGCAAAACCATTAACTAAAGAACAAATAGTAGCAGCCCAAGCCAAAACATTATCTAATATGGCAGCAGCCAGATATTTGCATGTTTCTTACCAGCATTACAAAAAATGGGCTAAATTATATAAGTTATTTGAAAGTCATAAAAACCAGGCAGGTAAAGGTGTACCTAAATTTTTAAAAGGTACTAAAAAAATGCCTCATATGTTAGAAATAATTGAGGGTAGATTATCAGCTGCTTCATTTAACCCTAATAAACTTAAATATGCTCTTATAGAACAAGGATATTTATCTGAAGAATGCTCTATTTGTAAATTTAAGGAACGGAGAGTATTAGATTATAAAATCCCACTATTATTACATTTTAAAGATAAAAATAGTAATAACTATGGTTTAGATAACGTTCAACTATTGTGTTATAATCATTATTTCTTACAAGTAGGAGATATATTTAATAAACAGGATGAAAAACAAATAGAATCTCAAACTGAACATTTTGGCACTAGCGAGAAAATAGAATTTGAAGTAGATGATTACCATTTACAACGTTTAAAAGAATTAGGGTTGGATGGTATTGATGAAGACGATACTAACCAGTACATAAGTCGAATATAAATGAAAAATAAAAAACATAATAAAATAGTTAAGGATTATAATAAACAAAAATCTAAACATTTAGATCGATTAGCAACTAAAATTTTAAAAAATGATGAAAAAGCTACTCAATTAAAATCTAAAACAATAAAAGGTGATTTTTTAGATAATTTTTAGTATGGTAACTTATAAACATAAAAATAAAACCTACCAAATAGTAATTAAAGATGAAGAAGGTAGAGAAGAACAAATTTTAAGAGATTTTAAACATTGTGAACAAACAAATGATTACCT